ATTTTCTCCAACCTTGAAATCAAAACCTTTGAAATCGTTGTTAAAAACCTCGTTGGTTTTATTTAAGAAATAATCATACCTTTTAGTGGTTTGCTCTTTGATAGATTTAGATTCATCAATGTAACTTTTATAAGCATTTAAATTTTCTTGTTGATCAGCAGACAACCCATCCCCACTTGACTCAAGAGGAACTTTATATTTATCTTTTTGTTCATTCAAAAACTTTTTAGCTTTCGCAAGTTCTCGTTTTTTTGCTAACTTGATTTTCTTAATATCTTTCGGATCATCAATTTCTTCATCGAAATCAAACTTATCTTCAATAATATCTTGAATATCTATTTCGTCCAACCCTTCTTCAGTTGAAGCGTAATAGTTAGCTAGTACAGAATTTTCATCCATATCAGTATAATCCTTTTGTAATCTATAAAAGTCTTCTATACCTCTACCGGTTTCCTTTTTGTACTTCAAATACGCAGACACATCTTCAGGTAATGGTTCGTTTGCCTCTTTTTCCGCAAAAAGTTCATCAACTGAATTTATATCTTTGTTATATCTATCTTTAATATAAGAAAGAACGTTTTCATCATTTAACTCTGATGATGGAGTTTTATTTTCAACAGGTTCAGAGTTCTCTTCCTGAACAGGTTCATTTGTATTAACTTTTTCCGCAACTTCTTGTTGTTGTGGAGTGTCTTCAAACTTTTCTTCATGCTTTTTTAAAAGTTGCTCTTCAACTTCAGCACGGGATTTTTCTTCAACCAATCCAAGGTCTTTTACTTTTATTTCCATTTAATTAAATTTTATATAAAGTTAAACAATATTTCTGTGATTTTTTTAGCCTATCTAGGCTCAAATTCAGCAAGATCAAAACCATCTAAACTATCTTCGTTAGATTCAAAATTAATAGGAGGTAAATTGTTTTTTCTTTGTTCTATTAATTTAGACTGCTCTGTAGATTGTAAACTTACTCTGCTGTCTTTTGCTTTTTCTCTATCTTGTTCTCTTTGGCTTAAATTAGATTGTTCTAAACCTTTTAATTGCATCTGATATTCAAACTCAGTCTGCATAAGTTGTTTTTTAAGTTCAGCCTCATTTTTAAGTTTTTCAATTTCAAAAGCCACATCAGCTTGTCTATATTGTATTTTAGCCTGAGACTCCATCTGTATTTTCTGCATCTCACCTTGAGATTTTGCTTGCTGCGCTTGCATTTGCATTTGAGCTTGCATCTGTTGTTCTTGTTGTCTTTGAGCTTGCTCGGCTTCTTGTTTAGTTTTACGTTTTAATTTAAGAAGTTGATTAGCCATTTTAAGATTATTAAGCTCTCTAATATCTATAGCGTCTTCAAGATTAATATCTTTTTGAGAAAGTGCCATTTGAATATTTTGCTCAAGCATAGCTTTTTGCTCTTCATCTGGAGCCATTTCTATAAATATACCAAAGTCATACATGTATAAATCTTTAATATCTTCTAGAATTTTTAAATTATATTTTCCTATCTGCATAGCAAACTCATCTCTAAAATCAGCATATTCTAATATATCAGCTGTTCTTATTGATAAACACTCCGCTATTGTTCTAGTAACATACAAGCTACCTTGTAATATGTGTCGTGTTGCGGTATTGGAATTTAAAGCTGCTAGTTTTTGAATACCCACCAATGAATTAGGATCTGGTGTTGAACCATCTCTCGCCTCGTTTAGTCCAGTAACTTGTCTAATCATATCTAAATAATGATTGTAATTTGCAATTAACATTTGCATTTTACTAGCTCCACTATTAGAAGTTAATTGAGTTATAGGAACTCTAGCGTTATTAAACTCTCCATCTTGAGTATAACTACGTCCAACTACACTACCTGTTTGAAAATACAATCTTAAAGCATCTTCAGGATTATATGCGTTTCCAGTCCCTAGATCAACTTCATTTAAACCATCTGCATCTATAAACACACCATCTGGCACAACTCTAGAAACAACTTGTTGTATTTTTAAGTGAGTCATTTGTATTAAGTCAGCAAATGGAATCATTCTTTTTACTAAAGACTCCAACCCTCCTTTATACATTCTAGGTGCCGCTGCCACATAATTAGGCATTGCAAATTGATTGGAAGATTTAGGTCTTACCATGTTTTCAGCAAGTTTCCATTTTAAAACAATGTTGGTTCCCATAACCATAACACCTTCATACCAAACATCAATCCTTTTAGTTATTTTTTCAAAATTCCCCTCATCCATCATTTCTTGTGGTGGATTAAACTGATCGTCTTTTTCTACAGTTTTATAAGTTCCGTCTGCTAATTTTTTTCTTTTATATACAAATGAATGAGTTGTCTTATAATTAAAATACATTAACGTAGCAGTATCTCTATAAAACATACTGTTCTCATAAAACTGAGCGTTGTTAAAATAATTATACCATGACTGACTGTATTTAGCAATCTGATTTAAATCGTCATTTGTTAAGTCTGGATCAATTTTAATTAGTTCCGTCATAGGAACTGTTTTAATTTCTCCCCAATAAAAACAATCTTTAAAATAAGGATCATCCGTATAACTGTAAACTACATTAGCAGGGTCAACATAATCTAATTTAACTCCTGATCCTTGTAGAAATTCATGTTTTGTTATTCCAATTCCAATAGTTGTTAAATCATAATCTACTCTACTTCTAATATCATTATAATGATTTTCAGACATTAATGTATCAATAGCTGTTTCTTGAGCTATTTCAATGGCTGGTTTGTATTTCATATTCATAAACAACTCCATCTCCTCATCACTTTCTGGTAGCTCGTCTTCTTTTGATTGAAAAACATTAACTCCAAAATCTTGATCTATTTGTTGAAACAAAGGTTTAGCCAAAACTTCACCTTCTATCATTTCTTGAAACTCATTTCTTTTTTCAGCTGACAATGCGTCCTCAGCATATGCTTTAACTTTAAAAAGTCTGTCTGACATTCCATTAACCACGATGTCGACAAACTTTGGTATTATAGGTAGGGGTGTCCAGTCTAAATTAAGATAACTTAAATCGCCATCTATTGCTAATTCGTTTTTGTATTTTGCTACGGATTGCTCTCCTCTAGCATACAAACGTAGTCGCATGAACTCATTCCATTGATTATAAAATCTACATGAGCCACTATCTCTTCTAAACCATTCGTATTGTATTGCTTGACCTATCTGTAATCCATACTCTACGGTATCTTTTGTAGCATCAGAAACGAATTGATCTGGAAATGCAGCAGCCTGTATATCTATTGTTACTTCTTTCATTTATTAAGTAATTGACTTACTGAGTTCTTGTTATTATATCTCGCAAAGTTAATGCTTATTTTTGATTGTTTTTGAGTGGGAGTGTATAGGTGTTTTTGATTTGCCATAATTGCAAGCCCTGAACTAATAGCCGCATCAAACCTTGTTCTGTTTGTAATATCAAATTTAGCCCAGTCTTCTAATGTTCTTTGAAAATACATACTTCCTATATCATCTTTTTCTCTATAATCACCTTCAAAATCTAACCCTACATATTTTTCAATATACGACTCAATAGCTGAGGCGTGAGATTGTTTAACATCTTCCGATGAATTTGGAATACCTCCTAGTTCTCTTTCAGTTTTAGACAATTTATTATAAGTTTTATCCGGTCTATTTAAACAAAACCCTCTGTATCCTCTATTCTTAAAATGATACAACAAACGAGGTTTATTATTTTCACACAATATTGGCATGCCATAAAAAATACACGCCATTAAAACTTCTTCAAAAAATATCTCAGCGGTTTGAGGTCTGGCAATATATTCTAAAAAGAATTCATTACTAGGCGCATCATCCATATTAAATTTTGTCTGTCCATGTAAAGCTCCGTTAGAACCTTTACCTACTACAACTCCTGAAATATCATAAGAGTCACAACCAAACGATCCAATATGTTCATTCCCTGGATACATCTTTCCACCCTTCGTAATAACATTATTTTGAAGAGAAGCTTTAGGGATGTAAGTTACAAAAAATCTTCCTCTTTTGTTTGGGCTCCATATAACCTTAGAATCTTTAATCCCATCTTTCCAATGAAAACCTCCTTGAGTCATATAATGAGCCATATTTATAGAATCATTATAATCTATTTGCTGATATATTTTAGTTAAATTAAATAATGACTGTTTACTTTCATCTCTAAATGCATGCGACTCTGTTCTAGGAAACTGTCTGTAAAATTCATTTAATGCATCAGGATCTGAGGTTAAAGACTCAACTTCATTAGACCAAAAATCAATAGCTCCTTGTATTATAGGTTCTTTATCTATTCCTTTTATAGGTTTTTCTGGATTCTTAAATACAGGCATGCCGTACATATCAATAAACCCTTCCATATTCCACTCCATAGGAATAAACAAATTATATAAACCACTTTTTGTTTGTCCGTTAGCGTTTCTGTTTTTGCAATCAGAAGATTCAAATAAATCTTTAAAATTTCTCCCACCTTTATCTAATGCATTTGAGGTTGACCCCATCATGCATTTACCAATAACTTTACTACCCAACCTTAAACATGTTTTAGTTACACGCCAGTTGTTTAATATATTCTCTGGCCTTTCCCATTTACCACTTTCATCATGTAATAATAATTGTAATTTTTCACCATCATAACTGTTGTCAGATGTATTCTTCCAGTCAATAGTAGTATCTAAACCTTCCAGCTCTTCTTCACTTACTGTATACATATTCTTTTTAGTAATCTTAGAAGCTGGAACCCTATAAGCCAATTCTGTTTTAGGCTTATCCATACCATCTTGTATAGGTTTAAAAAAGAAAGGATAGTTATTTGATATAGGAACTATCTTGT